GGGGCTTCTTTTTCTCCATTGGTGTGCTCCTTGGCCTTCTCCGCCATAGCTGCTACGCCTTCTGCATACCCGATCAAATACTCTTTCTTTCCGTCGGGAAGAAGTTCACAAGCACGCGTCAGGCTTTCGGCAATATTGCGCTCTTTTTCGCTCATATTGTCACCCCTCTCATTCGTTTTCTGGATACATTCTACACCTATTTTTTCGTATTGTCAATACATTTTTTGAAATTATATTACTTTGTTTGTATTGACAATACAGAAAATGAATAGTATAATATCTAATGTAGCAAGGGGGTGATCATGTGAATGAACGAATTAAAGCTGTGCGTTTGGCACTGGGGATTTCGCAAGAAGAATTTGGTAAAAGGCTCGGAGTTACGCGGGGAGCAATTACGAATATAGAACTTAACAAGGTGGAGCCAAAGCCACTGTTTGTGGATCTTATTTGCCGAGAGTTCAACGTAAATGAGGACTGGTTAAAGAACGGGGCGGAACCAATGTTTTTGCAGAGGAGTCGGAACGAGGAGCTTTCCGCATTTTTCGGCGACCTGCTCAATGGTGAGCCAGACTTTAAGCACCGTCTAATTTCGGTTATGTCAAGATTATCCGTTGACCAATGGCAAATGTTGGCCGATATGGCGAATATGCTTGTAGAAGAAATGCAAAAAGAAAAGCCGTCCCCCGAATAAGGGGACGGCATGGTATCGGTGCTATTTAGAAATGTGCAGGACAAACTGGTAAACATTTTTTAATTTTTCCTCGTCCATTGCGGATATAAGCCTTTCGATCGACTCTAGCAATTTTTCTTTCGGCGTCATTCTGCACCATCCTCCCAGTTTGTGCCACTCCCAATCAGAACTATGTAATTTTTCTAATTTTGGCACATTTTGTAGCCTCTGTTTGCACTATACGCCCTGTTTACCTTATATTCTGTCAGGTTTTGTCGATGCTGGAAAATTTGTTTCTGTTGACTATTATTATAGAACATTAGTTCCATTTTTCAAGATGGGAATATCACCAAAAAAGAAGTGTAAATTTTCTGTGCGCGTTTGATCGCCTTCCGATATAATGCACGGATTATCGGACTTTTGCATGAGCGTAAAAGAACCGCCAGAGTGCGGTAAAATAGAGAGGAGAATGGGAAATGGGATGGAAAAGAATGGCCGCTTGGGGATTGGCGCTAATAATCCCGCTGTCCGCTTGTACTGCTGAGTCAACAGTAGATGTGAGCAAAAGCCCTCCCCCGGAACAGACCATTGTAGCCACACCCGAAAGTGACCCAATAAAAGACAATATCACTGCTACATTCTCGTCCTTCTGTGATACCTCATTTATAGAGATCTCCCTATTTGGAGATATGACCACAGTGAGTATCTATGACCCTGACATAGCCGCGCTTATACAAGAAGCGAAGGAAGCGGGGTCTGCGCCAGCTAACTGGGAGGATATTAAATCAACTCTTGTCGAGCTATCTAAGAATGCTCCATTACTCCAAGATACTACACGATGCGCCATTTACCTCAAGCAGTCAGAAGCTGGAGAAATATATCTTACTGTCACTGGCGATAAAGTTATGTTTGATGTTTTTGGGGAAGCAGTTACCTATAATGACGAGAAAATTAGCTTAGATGAGTTTAACCAGATTAAAAATGGGATGACATACGACGAAGTAGTTTCGATTATTGGATCGAAAGGAGAACTGCTATCCGAATCAGATCTTGGCATTGGGTCAGAATATGTAACTACAATGTGGATGTGGGAAGGTAAAGGGTCTATTGGGGCTAACGCAAATGTGATGTTCCAAGATGGCAAAGTAGTCAATAAAGCGCAGTTTGGCTTAGAGTGAACAATAAGGAGATTTTACGTATGTTGGACAAAAAAGATTTGCAGGCAATCCAATCCATTATCGCGGACGCTGAACAGCGCATCACCAAAAACACCGTAATGATGATGGAAACCAAATTTGAAAAGCGGTTTAATTTGCTCGCAGAGGGCCAGAGCGCCATCCTGGAGAAACTGGAGCACCTGGACGACATGGAGGTCATGGACACTCGGATCACTGCCCTTGAGGCTATGGGGAAGAAGCTGAACCGTGAAATGGAGAAACTGAAAAAGGCGCAATAAAAATGCCGCCCCCGGTGCTACCAACACCAGGGACGGCTCACATAGGGGTGATAAGGTTTGGGTGCCATATCACCCCTTTATTTTACCAGAATAGGGGGAAAAGTCAATGAGAAGAGCGAACGGAACTGGAAGTATTGTAAATCTTGGCCCGAACCGCAGAAACCGATACGCCGTCAGGGTGTCGTATTTGGAGCGGCCCGGACTGTGGAAGCAAAAGTATCTATCCTACCACAGAACTGCCAAAGAAGCACAGGAGGCCCTTGACAAATATTTGGCATCTAATATCCCGGCAAAGTCACTCGCCGTTACCTGGGGAGACGTATACAATCAGTGGTCTGCCAAAAAGTATGCAAAGGCAGGAGCTGCCTCTATCGCCAGCTATAAGGCTTCTTGGGCGCGCCTCTGTGTGCTAGAAAAAAAGGATATGTGCAAGGTTACGATTGACGACCTACAATCTATTATTGACCAAGACGAGGCAAACGGATTATCGAAATCTAGTATTAGCAATGACAAAATGCTTATGAAAGCACTTTTTAAGCACGCAACAGAGCGCGATATCGTGTATAAAGACTATTCCGCTTTTGTGGAACTTCCAGGAGTTGAAGCAAAGCACGAAAAGGGTGCTTTTGATGATATCACAATGCGTAAATTGGAGAACCTGGCGTCCTCTGGATTCCCTTGGGCTGATACCGTACTAATGCTATGTTATACTGGATTCCGGGTGTCCGAGTTTTTGGGGCTTACCAGATTCTCGTATCATTCGGAGGCGAATTATTTGCAAGGAGGTCTAAAAACCCAGGCCGGGAAAAATCGCATTGTCCCGGTGCATCCTAAAATCATGCCATATCTGACCAAGTGGCTGTCCAGGGGCGGTAAAACTATTATCTGTGATGATGACGGGAATGCAATCCCCGCATACAAATACCGCCCGCTATTCTCTAAAGTTATGGAAGAATTAGGACTTCCTTCCGCAACCCCTCATTGGTGCAGACATACCGCCGCGTCTCGGATGAGGATGGCCGGGGTGGACGAAGTCGCTATAAAGCGTATCTTAGGGCATTCCGATGGAGATGTTACCGAGCACTATACGCACGTAGATGTTTCGTTTTTGGCTAAAGAGATCCAGAAGGTTTCCTAAGTATTTGTAACTTTCTTTTTAAATATGTGCAAATAGAACAACGAACAAAAAGTTCAAAAAAGTTGTTTTTGTTGTGGATTTTTATTGTTGTTCTAGTATTTTTAGTTCTAAAATTAGATTGACTTTTAATCTGTTTGTAATTCCTCAGAAAAAGAAACCTAGTAATTGCAATGGTTGCAGGATTTTTTGTATCTAGTATGTAGCTAGTGCGTAACTTTCGGTGTAAATATGTGCAAATAGCAAACCGATGAAAAAGTTCAAAAATAGAGGGCGGAGGCTATTGCCCCCGCCCCTTGTTTAGCCCCTCACGATGTACTCGTAGTAGCGGGCCAGTTTGTCCTCTGGTGCGTCCTTATCACACAGGAACGATTTTGCCATGTCGGCGTAAAAATCAATCTTATCGCCAACACCGTGTTTCTTGGCTACCTTAACGTAGTCACTATAGACCATGTTGAGGGCCGCCCAAAACTGGACAGGGTCGCACTCAATCCCACGCTGGGCCATGACCTGCTTTGCCTGCTCCAGCGTCCAGTGAGCGCCACGGGTGCCGTCTTCGTTATCCATATGCTTAGACCATTCATCGGCCATCTCCTTCGTGAAAGGGATATAGCCGGAAGCAGCCCCATAACCTGTCATGCGTTCTCCACCTTTTCTGTACGCCATCTCGTCCATGCGGTAGTCATGGTCAAACTCTCTCGGAGTTCTCATTTCTCCTTCGCCAGAGATAGCGAATCCGATTTTGTTCATGGGCCGATTCATCTCCCGTCGCTCTGTGTATGCGCTCCCATCCTCCCGATAGACCGGGGGGACGTAGGGGTAGCCGTAGTGAGACTGAGGGCCGTACATCCGGTCATCCCAGTAGCGGCTATCTACCCACATGCCACCATCGTTGCGTGGGGCAAAGCGCCCATCAGAGTAGCGACGATAGCCCCGATCCTCCGGCTCCATCATCTCAGAGCGCGGTGCATAACGGCCATTGTCGTAGTGTTCCCGGCCACGGCGGTCGCGCAATTTGTCCTCGGGCTCCCGGTCATAACGGCGGTCATCCTTGCGTCCGCCGGACATGAGCATCATCCGAGTAGATCGTTTCATTTTGACCCCTCCTTACGCCGTAGGGGCGGGTGCAGTACCGCCGTCAATACTGGCAAGATTGTTGCTGGGAGAGCAGCAGGGCTGCCCCAACATGCGGAACGAGCCGCCGGTGGGGGTAGTCACCACACAGACGGAGTAGCGGGTGCGAGTGCGGATGCCGCAGGCAGTCACCTGAGCGCAGTTACGCTTGGTAAGGGGATATAGCTCTGTCCCCGTACCAATAGTAATGTACACAGGTGCATTGATGGTAGTTGTGGCCGGGATGGACTGAGCTACCACAATGCAATACTTCCCGCCGTTGTTGTAGGCGCCGGCAGGCAGATTGATTTCAAGATTCCCTCCAGTAAAGGTGACCGCCTGGCTTAGCACCAGGTTGTCGCACAGACGGCAAACAGGCTTACAAGACATAAAATACCTCCAGAAATCAGGGGCGGCAGACATTTAGCCCGCCGCCCCGAAATAGTCACGGCAGAGCCGGAAATTTAAAGTGGTCGATTTCGACCAGTTTAGCAGCCACAGCCGCAGCCGCTGCTGTAGGTCCCGCAATAGGGATAGGGGGCGGGCACTTGGTAAGCGGGTACGGGCATGGGGTTGATGCGCCGAATCAGCTCAGAGGTCTGAGCGTCAGACATGGCAGCAAGATAAGAGTTCTGTGCGGTCTGGCTGGCCTGGAACTTCAACGCCTGATTCTCAGACTGGAGGGAGGCGATCTTATCCTGAGTCAAGAAATTCAGGATTTCACGAGTACCAGCGTTCTGGCTGTCAATGATATCTCGTGTGCTATTCTGGATGGTATTCTGGATGGCGCAGGTGTTGGTCGCCATGTTGTAGTTCACGCCGTCGATAGCGCGCTGGGTCTGGCAGCAGCAGTCCTGTGCCTGAGCGGCCATGTTGCACATCTGAGACTGGACGCCGTTGAAGCCCTGGAGAAGTGCCACATTGGTGTTGTTGAAGCCGCTGGTGATGCTGTTATTCAGCGCATAGGTGCTGTCACAGATGCCCT